TTTGGGATGTGTAGATGCTTCTATCTTCGAATATAATGCTGCGAATACTCGTGGGATAGAGACGATTCGAAAGTTGATTGAAGAGGTTTATCTAATGCCTTTGTTTGGTACACAGAAGGCGTATATCCTGGATGAATCTCATCAATTAACCGATACTGCCCAACAAGCTCTACTTAAGGTGTTAGAGGATTGTCCGAGTTATTGTTATTTCTTTCTATGCACTACTGATCCAGCCAGGTTGATAGATACGATAAGGAATCGGTGTACTAAATATCAGGTAGGATATCTTGGGCAATTTGAGATGCAGCGACTTCTTGAGGAAGTTGTTAAACGCGAAAAGATAGATATTTCAGAAGACGTTTTACTTGCGGTGGTTGTCACGTCGGAAGGTTGTCCAAGAGCAGCACTTGTTGCCCTTGAGATGGTAGCTGGGATTACAGATATAGACAAGGCTATTTCACTCTTAACTAGTGGTTCTACTGAAGATCCCACCATCATTGATTTGTGCAATTATCTTCTCAAACAGCCCCAACTTCGAGAAGCGAGTTGGAAGGCTGCTCTGGAAGTGTTTTCTAGAGTAGATAATGATTCTGAAGCAGTTCGGAGAAGCATCTTGAAAGTTTTGTATAACAGGCTTATTGGATGTTCTAATCGTGAAGATGCAAAAGATTATTCTAGATTGATGCAAATCTTCTCCAGATCTACTTTTTATGGAGGTAAATATCAACTTGCTGCTCTCGTTGCAGAAGCTTGTCTTGCGAGAAATAACAATGCTTGATTCATTTTATTTTGTTTTTGGTGTGCTCTTAGGGATATTTGTTGGTATCCCAATTCTGTACTACATTGTATACTATATAGCCAAAGCTATTACTCTGGCTATTTTTGATGTTAAACAATTTGCTAAGAAACATACTGGAAAGGAGTTTGAAGATGGACAAAGCTAAAGAAGCAATTCTCAATGAGGAGTATCGTAAAAGTATCACTAGAGGGATGTCTAGATACAGTTTTATAGACCTCGCGAAGTGTGAGCGACTTGGGATAAAGCAATTCAAATCCCAGGTTGGGGATAACTTTATTCGAATTGTTACTCCGGATATTTCTAAGTTTTGGGCGAAGGAGATATTCTACCACGGTAAGATTGGTGTGAATCAACGCACCTTTATCTGCTCAAATAAGATGTATGGAAAACCTTGTGCAGTTTGTGAGCATCTCGAAGCGTTGCGATTAAAGAATCCGGACGATGAAAGAATAGCTGAATTAAATTGGTCTACGCGTTGGTTGTTCTTTGTGTATGATGTTCGGGATTTAACCTCTGCTAGTGCTAAAGGTCTTCATTACTATGATGCTCCTTCAACTGTAAAGGATGGTATTACAGGAGGTCAGAAAGTTAAAAGAACTGGCCAACTAATAGAGGTTGAGAGTCCAACTGAGGGGCGAGATATTGAGTTCACTAAAACTGGTTCTGGCCTTGGGACGAAGTATATCAATTTCGTTTTGGTGGATAGGAATCCAATTCCTCAAGAATGGACTATGGGGATACCTGATTTTTTGGATATTGTCATCAGTCCGGATTATGATGTTGTTAAGGGTGAGGTTGTTGGTATTGCTGCTTCCACCAATTCGGAAGAGTTTTCTTCAGAGGTAGAGTTGGGGGATTCTCCAAAAGATGTGATATCTCAAGGAAGTTCAGTCCAAACTGAGAAAGCCAAATCCGCTCAAAGTTCTTCTATAGTTGATTCTGTGAAGGCTCGGGTTCAGGCTTTGAAAGATATTAAAGAAGGTAGGTAGGAAAGCTATGGGAATTAACTCTAGTGACTCTTTTGATCTTCTAGAAGCAGGAATTCTAACTGGTGTAATCAGAGGCTTCCGGAAGAGAATAGTGATTGATCCAGAGAATTTAGTGGAGATGTGTAGAGATCAAGCTCTTCTATATGATGATATAGGGGAAGTGGCTACTGATTGGAAAGAGAAGACTCGTTCTCAGGAAAAGGCCATAGAATTTACTAAATCAGATCTACGTCATAAGATTCGGGCCAATCCAGAAGTTTATGGTATAACTAAGATTACCGAGTCTGCTATTGAATCTGTAGTACCTCTTCAACTAGAATATCAGGAAGCTTTGGAGAAGCTTAGTAAACTTAAGATGATTTCAGATAGATTGTATATTCTCTTGGAATCTGCTGCTCAACGAAAATCTATGCTAAGGGAGATAATATCTTTATATGTATCCAGATATTATGCTGAACCAAACGTTCTTGGTTCAACTGCTCGGGAGGACAGCTTGCAGATTCAATTTGAGTTGGAGAAAATGAAGGAGGAGCGTTATGGTTGTGTAGAGGAGGTTGAGCAAATAGATTAACAGCTTGATATTTTGAAAATAATATCCAGGAGGTTGTAGTTTGCTTTCAGGGGAGGATAAGTTACAATAAAGGTTTAATAATGAAGAGGATGTTAAGTGAGTAATGAGGTTCAAGAAGCTTTGAATGAGATAGAGAATGCTTCTGATGTGAAGACATGTTCTCTTCCAGCAATCCGAGGTTGGTGTTCTACTGGATGTACCATCTTGGATTTGGCTATAACGGGAAGTATTCCGGGGGGTCTTCCAGTAGGTCGAATTATCCATATCTATGGTGGAGAGGCTACTGCTAAAACTCTACTGGGAGTGGTTGCTTTGGGTTATTGCCAAAGGAATGGTGAATCTATCTACTATGACGATGTAGAACATACTCTAAACCCAGTATATGCAAAGCGCTACGGCCTGGATATGGAAAAGGATACATTTAATTTATTTCATTCTAATTCTATTGAGGATTTATTTGATGTTAACTTGGCATCAGTTCTTCAGAGGAAGAAGAAGAAGCCTGCTATCTATGTGGTGGATAGTTTGACTGCACTTCCAACTGAAGTTGAGAAGAGTGCTGGGATGAAGGATGGAACCTATGGTACCTCTCGAGCAAAGCAGATTGGGTTAGGTCTTCGAAAGTACAACTATGCTCTTGCTTCTACTGGGACAACTTTGTTTTGTATTGACCAGACTCGGGATGATATTGGAGGTGGATTAGTTCATCGGGAGGTTGTCCCTGGTGGAAGAGCTTTACCTTTTTATTCTTCTGTACAAATCTATCTTAAAAACACCATCAAGATCCTGAATAAGCGAGACAAGATTGTTGGGAGATGGGTTAAGTTTCGAATAGATAAGAATAAGGTTGGTCCTCCAATGAGAGAAGGAATAATGAGGATTCTTTTTGAATATGGTCTTGATGATATCTCAACCAACCTTTTCTTTCTTAGTGAGTTTCAGAATGGTATTGAGAAGGCCAAAAACAAGACAACTACTATTGAATTCAATGGTGATAAGAAGAAGATGAGTACGTGGATTAAGTATATAGAGGATGGAAATCTTGAGATGAAGTTAAGAGAGGAAGTGGCAAAGGTTTGGGTAGAAGTATACAAAACCGAAGATAGGAAGCCGAGGGTTTGGTAATGTCATTAGTTGTAGATGAAATTCTTCTGGATATTACTTGGGCGATAGAGGATTTGAAGACTCGTTCTGATGACTTCAAGGGGGAGGGTAATTATAGTCCTGAACTCGAGAGGGCTCTTCGAGCTATAGAGAAGTTGAAGGTGCATCAAGGTGGTTGTGTTATCTCGTCGAGATTTTTGAATTATCTTACGAATATTGTCTCCAATTTGATTGAGAATAAACTATTCTCACCGAAGGAGTTTTTGGACGAAGTTGCTGTGGAGTTCCAGGATGAATGAGGTTTTCTTTGGATTAGATCTATCTTTGAATCACTTCGGAATGGTTTTGCTGGATGACTACGGAACTGTTCTAGATTATTATGCTATGGTGGATACTAAGAAGTTTTTAATTTCTGAGAAGCATTTCTTTCTTTCAGAGCTTTCTACTCTTAAGGAAGAAGATAAGGTAAATTTCCCAAACCATCGTTTGGGTTATGTTGTGGCGAAGATTTTGAGTTGGATTGAGAATACACGGAAGAATGGGTGTATTTCTTCGGATAGGGTTTTTGTTGCATATGAAGGATATTCTTATGGATCTCGTTCAACAGCTCTTTGTCAGATGGCTGAGGTAGTTGGTGCTGTAAAGTTTCATTGTTATAGAAAGGGTTATGCTATTCGTGGTATTGATCCTTTAACTGTAAAGATGTTTGCAACCGATAGGGGTAGGTGCCTGAAGAAAGATGTATTGGATGCTGCTCGAGTAAAAGGTTTTGATATTCCAGATGAGTCCTTTCGGAAGGTTAAAGTTAAGGGTAAGGTTGATGTTTGTGAATTCAATGGTCCTGGTACAGATCTGGCAGATGCTTTTTTCTTATCTGAGATTTTGAGAACCGAGTTTTTGTTGAAGGAAGGTATAATTACTCTTGAAGGCTTTTCTAAAAATACGAAACGGGTCTTTACAAGGGTATCTAAAGCAAAACCTGTTAACCTGATTGAGAGTCCGTTTATAAGGATGATAGAATGATGGAGCGAGAAATGCCTTTTGGAAAGTACAAAGGAAAAGCTATTAGTGAATGTCCTATCGATTATCTGGATTGGTTAATAGGACAGGATTGGCTTGATGCTTCTTTGAAGGAAGAAATTGAGGAGTATTTGGAGAGTTGTCCTGAGTGGTTAAACTTTTGTGGGCGTTAGGCCGGGCCGTTGAATGTTTATGGGTCACTAACTATATGTAGTCAATTGCAAGGCCCGGCCTTTTTAGAATTTGTTATGCCAGAGACTTAACTAGATGGATTTTGATAAGTATTTTTTGGTAGGGATGCCTTCTGGTTTTATTATGAAGTTACTCGTTTCCCGATGGGTAGGGTGTCTAACAAGGATGTTAGACATCCTATTCTAATTTATGGAAAGGTTGATGTTTGGATAGGAATTAAATGCTAAAGAAGTTAACATTGCTTAATTTTCAATCTCATAGATACACTGAAGTTGATTTCTCCCGGGGTGTGAATGTTATTACAGGTTCTTCAAATGTTGGGAAGACAGCAATTCTTCGGGCTCTTGGATGGGTTCTTACCAATCGTCCACTAGGAGATAGTTTTATACATAAGGGAGAGAATACTGTTTCAGTTAGATTGGAATTTATTCATAATCTTACATGCTTCCAGGTTGAGAGAACTAAACATGGTTCTGACAATCAATATCGTTTGATGGAAGGGTTTCATGATTCTTCTGATGGGCAAGAAAAATCAGTTTTATTTTCTTCTTTTGGGAGAGATGTTCCGGAGGAGGTTTCTAGTGTTTTGAATATGTCGGATGTTAATATTCAGGGGCAATTAACTCCATATTTTCTTATACTAGATACTCCTGGAGAGGTTGCTCTTCATGTGAACAAGACAACCAAACTTGATGAGGTTGATGCGATTATTTCCAACATTCGTGGGAAGTTACGTGATACTAAGAGAATACTGGAGCGGGAGAAGAAAGAGTTAGAAACTGTTCAAGGTATGTTGAAGGTTTTGGATATTCTGGATTTGGATGAGTTTGATTGGTTTCTAACCCAAGCTAAAGAGTTGGATAGTAGTTGTAAATCTACGGAGTTAAAAGTTATTGCTCTTCAAGAGCTTATCAATTTTTTGGAGAGGTGTACAAACGGTTTGGGTCTTTTTCCACCCAATTTGGATAACATTAATCAAGATGGTGTGAGAGCTTTGGAGACTCTGGTTCCGGAATTGGAGAATAGCAGAAAAGCTTTGATTAGCTTGGATTTGAATTTGAATGCTTTGATTTATTCGGAGAGAGCATTGGAGTTTCTAAAGGATCCAATCTTCTTAGGTGAGAAGGATCAATGGTTGGATTCAATCTGGCAGATTGGTTTGGAGTTAGATGTTAGAAGGAATAGTATGACTACCATCCAGACTATAATCTCTGGACTGGAAGGTTTTGATTTAGATTTTAGTAGGCTGGATGAAAGGATTCTTAGCAAGAATAACCAGGCAAAAGATTTAGCTAATCAATTGAATGTATGCCCGACTTGTGGTCAAACCATTTCTGATATATTACGCGATAAGATGGTTGGAGAGTTAGGGTTAGGGGAATAGTTATGAACGCAATTATTTTTGCAGCTCATCCGGACGATATGGAGATATCTTGTGGGGGAACTGTTTCCAGGATGGTTAATGCTGGGAAGTCTGTTGGATTGGTTCTTCTAACGGATGGAGGTTTGGGTTGTGTAGATAAGGAAGGTATTGTTTGTTGGCAGCAGAGGGAGAAGGAAACCTTTGCAGCTTGTGAATTGTTGAAGGTGTGTGTTCTTTCGGAAGGATTAGCTGAGGAGCGTGATTTCTTCTTACCAAGTCAAGAACGATGTTTTGATATTGCAAAAGTTATTCGAGAACATCAACCTGAAATCATAATAACTCATGATCCATCAGATGGTCATTCCCATCATACTAGAACGTTTGAGTTGGTTAGAAATGCTTTGTCTATAGCAGTTACAGATGTAGCAGTCAAAGATCAAACTACAAGGGAATTGGAATCTCTTCCTAGAGTTCTCTTGATGGGAGGCTTGAGTTGTTCAAAGTTCATACCACACTTCTATATTGATGTTACTGGGGTTCATTGGAAGAAGATGCTGGCTCTAGAAAAGCATAAGTCTCAGATTCGTACTTACAGAGATAGGTGTTTATCATTACCTTCAATGGTTGCTACGATGGATCAATTCATGGGAATGAAGTGTGGGGTTCATTTTGCGGAAGGTTTTCGATTCTTTAATCAGCTTAGTGGAACTATTAGAACGGTTGATCCGATAAGTCTCTTTCTTCTTGGAGAGTCATCGTGCGAATAGGTTTTTTTGGGGATAGTCATTTTGAAACTAGAAGGCCCAGTAGTAGAAGGGATGAGGACTACTTTGGGACACTGATGGATAAGTTGGCTCAAGTCTTCCAAATATGTCAGGATAAAGAATGTTCTTGCATCATCCAGGTTGGTGATTTTTTCAATTCACCGAATGTCTCACTTAATGCAATAATAGAGCTCATCTTCTTTCTTTACAACCAGGAGACTCCTCTGTACTGCATTTATGGCCAACACGACATCTTTGGTCATAGTGAATCAACACTAAAGCGTAGTCCTATTCGTGTTTTGGAGGTAGCTACTGCTATCCGGAAGATTTTGGATTCAAAAGGAACAGTGCTTTCTGTTGGGTCTGGTACTGAGGCTGTTTTGTATGGTGCTTCTTTTGGTCAAAGCATTCCTGATCCAGATAGAGCGATTGTTCTTCCTTCTAGTAGGAATATCTTGGTTATTCATGATATGATAGGTGATAGGCCTCTCTTTCCTGGTCAAGATTTGAAGGATCCTATAAACTTTCTAAGGGAGCATTCGGAATATTCTATAGTTTTTTGTGGTGATTATCATTATCGTTTTTTACAGAGATGGAAGGATCGAGTTATTATCAATCCTGGTGCTCTGGTTAGAAAGACTTTATCTAAGTGGGATCGAGAGTTAAAGCCATGTGTAGGAATTATTGATACAACTACATTGGAGGTTGAGTTTATTGATCTTCAAGTTCAGCCTACAGTAGAAGTATTTGATTTGTCTCTTCTTGATAAGA